TCTGCATCAAGGTCGTTTTGAATTCAGAAACGCCGAAGAACCACACATGGCCGAAGAATTCAGACCCACTGATGGCCAGGCTATGAATATACGTAGACAAACTGCACAAAAAATGAATCCAGTTACTAACAAATTTGTTTGGAAAAGACCCAATCAAATAGGCGGTAGTCACAGTGAGAACGAACTTAAATCGTTGAATTTTAAATATTCAACAAAATACAACATGTGGGGCGGCACACAACAGATGTGGGATCGTCTGTCTGGTGCACTAAAAGAATCCACCGATTACCTTGAAGAAAAATAATGCCTGTGTTATACTAGAGTAAATATTTCACAATTTACTAAAGGAACCTCATGGCAGACGAACAAGCAAAACCTACCACAGAAACCCCAGTGGCGCCGGGTCAGCAACAAATCCAAGTCAACATTGACTATTTAAAAACCACAAGGGTGCACATTTGCATGCCCTGTTATGGTGGTATGCTCACAGAATCTACGTTTATGAGTTATATCAAATGGAGCAATGCCGCTCGTCAGTTGGGCATTGACTGGACCATGGAAACCATGACCAATGAAAGCTTGATCAGTCGTGCTAGAAACACCCTGACTGCTAAATTCTTGCACAACAAGGATTCCACACACCTGATGTTTATTGACGCAGACATTGGGTGGGAACCCTGGCACTTGATGGTATTGCTAGATCGTCAAGTTGATGTGATTGGCGGACTGTATCCTATGAAAAGCCTGCCAGTCAAATGGTGTGTGAATGGATTCGACGGTGCAGAAGAAGGCCCCAATGGCCTACAAGAAGTTACCAAAACAGGTACAGGATTTTTATTGATCAAACGCGATGTGTTTGAGAAAATGGATGCTCATCCTGCGGTGAAACCGTTTATGAATGATATTGGATTGCCAGTGGAACTTAATCCGCACATGAAAACCTACTTTGATACCGCAGTACGTGAAAATCGTTACTACTCAGAAGACTGGACATTCTGCGAAAACTGGCGTGATCTAGGTGGTAAAGTATGGGTAGACAAACGTGTGCTGCTGAAACACACAGGAACTTATGTGTTTGATTTTGCCACACAAGATAACTTGTACAAAGAACTGCACAATTTGGCCTTGGCCAACGGCGCAGCCCTGGGCGGTGCTGCGGGTGTTGCTGCACCAGTGGATGTTCCCAAGCCTGTGGAAGCCAAAGTTTTAGCATCAAGCACTTCTAAAAAGAACAAAACCAAAGCCAAGTAACTATTCGGTAAATACAGTTCGTATGAACATCACCGAATTAGATTCCTATAACCTTGCCGACGCAGTAAAATTCAATGACAAATTGAACCCTGTGATCTGGCAAGGCCAGCACATGCGCCCCGAAGTTCGCGATCAACTGCTGACCATTGCAGAAGATTTTCGCGAACATCTTGGGCTTGCCAATATAGACGTCAAAGACATCACAGTGCTGGGTAGCAATGCCGGCTACACATACACTCCACATTCTGACATTGATCTACATTTGGTAGTTCGAATGCCACATGCCGATAACGAAGTGTACCGTGAATTGTTTGATGCTAAAAAGTACCAATATAATGACACCCACAACATCACCATTGGCGGATATGAAGTTGAGCTTTATGTAGAAGACGCAGACAAGCCTGCAGTCAGTCAAGGTGTGTTCAGTGTGTTGAACAACGATTGGGTGCATATACCACGACAAAGACCTGCCACAGTGAATGACAATGCAGTTCGCAGCAAATACAATGATCTCAAGCACAGAATTGATTCAGCAGTTGCTGGCAAAAATTTGACCAAAATCTCACAGTTGATTGACAAAATCAAACGCATGCGCTTGGCCGGATTGGCCCAAAACGGCGAACTGGGCGGAGAAAATCTTGCGTACAAAATGCTACGTACACAAGGTGATATTTCTCGATTGCATGATGCACGTAATGCTGCACATGATGAAGAGTTAAGTCTAGTAGAATCCACCATAATGTCCAAGCCCAGGATGACCTATGGATTTAATAGCAAAAAGAAGCTGGCCGAAGTAGAAATAACTCCGGATGGTGTTAGCCCTAGTACCAAAATGTTCTTGAGTGAAACCGATGATGAAAGTATTTTACGAGATTTTGTGGCATTCTGTGCAAAAGAACTTGAATTAGAAACAGAACCACAAATACGATTGCGTAGAGATCCAGCTTGGTCAGCACGAAACCGAACATTTGGTCGTTATGATCACGACACAAACCAATTGGAAATCAGCATAGGCAATCGGCACATCATGGATGTGTTGCGTACCTGCGCACACGAACTCACTCATCAACGTCAAGGTGAAACACAAACAATAGCGCCCGACTCTGGACACACAGGATCACCTGAAGAAAATGAAGCCAATGCAGCAGCCGGCATTATCATGCGTCGATACGGTGCCATGCATCCGGAACTGTTTGAAAAGTCCACAGTGGCAGAAGCCAGTGGGTATATTCCTACCACTGCTGAAATGCATGATCCCAGATTTGAGATGGCCATTACTCAGGATGTACGTCCTGGCGCCATTGGTCGTGCAGCCAATGCTTTTTTACTAAACACCGACGCACAAGGTCATCCACAAGAACTACGCCCAGACGGCCTGGTCAAGCGATTGGCTGAACAGTTGGCCGCTTTCAAACGACCATTGAGTGAAGCTGAACAACTAGACGAAATCAACATGGGTGGCAAAAGCCTAAGAAAGTTGTCAAAGTCTGTTGATGCACGAGCCGGCATTGAATTTGAAATGATTGTGCCCAATGTTGAAGGCGGCGAGTATGATTTTCAGCCAGAGCCTGATTATGACAATTACAACGAAACTGCCCGGGATATTGATGGAATCATTGAATTTTTTGATGACCGCGATTTTAACGGCGCCAGAGCCATAAGAGAGTTGCGAACTGAGCTTGAGTCAAATTACCTTGATTGGCGTGAAACTAAAATTTACGAAGACTGGACCGATAACGGATTTGATTTCTTTGCTGAATGGGTGGCCAACAACATTGATCCAGAAGAAATTATTGCTTACCTTGACAAAGATTCAGACTATAACATAACCAAAGACGACATACTGAACTATTCCAATTATCTGTGGGAAGAAGCCGGCGAATCCAGAGACGAAGCTCTTGAAGAATTTAGAGATGAAAAAAAGGATGATGGCGAGTATGACGAAGAACAATGGTTGAGATCTGAAGGCATACGAGACATGCAGGATGTAGAAAGTGCTTATAGTACTAGGATTACTTGGCCCCACTGGACCGAAGACGATGGCATGGGCGATGGCACTTACAGTATAGAAGCAGTGGCTGAAAGTTTTGAAAAGGCCATTGGTCGACCAGTGATGTGGGGCGACGATTATCACAACATAGATCGCGACGATGCATATAGTCAAGGTGCGTATATTGTTGAGCCTGACGGCAGCTTAGAAGCCAATAGTGGCAATGATCGCGGATTAGAATTTATTAGCCCACCCTTGCCTCTGGATGAACTGGCCAAGGACATGCAAAAAGTCAAAAAGTGGGCCGACTCCAATGGTTGCTATACCAGCAAAGCAAACAAAACTGGCCTGCATATCAATGTGAGTGTACCGGGACTTGATGCAGAAATGAAAAATCTTGATCTTGTCAAACTGGCATTGTTGTTGGGTGACAACTATGTGGCTAAAGAATTTGGAAGATTGGGTAATACCTACGCCAAGTCAGTGTACAATATTGTCATGAACAATATAAAAAATCGTCCCGAAACTGCAGAAGTTTTGTTGGATCGCATGCGTGAAAATCTAAGCAAAGCTGCCACTCGTGTGATACACAACGCCCAGACAGACAAGTACAGTTCAATCAATGTCAAAAATGGCTATATTGAATTTAGATCTCCAGGTGGTGATTGGTTGGATGCAAACTTTGATAAGATTCAAACGACACTAGAACGATTTGTTGTGGCCACTGATGCAGCAGTGGATCCTGCAAAGTATCGACAAGAGTATCTAAAGAAACTGTATCGTGCATTGAGTGGCACAGAGATTGAACACGGTAGAAATCCTGCTACCGGAAAGAAAACTTTTAAGATTGCTACCGAAGCAGACTTTGCTAACCTGTTGTCAGAATACATGGCTGGAAAAATCAACCGAGAGGAATTGACAAGAATTGCCGCGGAGCAACGTCAACTCGGCCAAGACAAGCCCAAAGACAAACAACAGTATCGCATGGTCAATCCTGACACCTATCAAGAATATGCAAGGTTCACTGCTACCAGTGCCGAAAAGGCTGATGCACAGGCCAAACTCTATGCCGCTGAAAACGACATTGCTTTTTACAACTATATTGTTTTAGATTCCGGCATGCAAGTAGTGGGCGGAGATATACGCCACACTGCAACTCCTGGGCGACAAAGTGATCCCAATGGTCGTTATGAAATTATAAATCGTGCCACCGGAGCGGAAGCTCGGCCAAGATTCATGTTCAGTGCGGTACCACAACAAATACCCTATGTGTTGCAGGCCTGGGCCAACAGAAACGGCACTGCACCCACAGACTGGACAGTGATCGACACAGAAAGTGGCATTGAAGTAAATTCAACAACACCAACAACTGTTGGCGCTTCAAGAGTTGAACCACTATGGACAGTGAGCTTGCTAGACAACATGGCACGCTATGTAGAAGTTCGTGCACCAAATGAACTGTCAGCATTGGCGGCTGCGCATGAAACTGATCCAACAAACTTCCCAATGACAGTGACCACAGATGATGTTATCATTACTCCAAGGGCACAACAATTACCAACTCCACGTCCGATACCGGGTGTAGAAGACGTTCCACTTGATCTTGAATTTGCACAAAGGACTGTTCCAGGATCTACTATAGACCTAGCACAACAACGAGCAACACCCGGTACATTCACTGGTGCGTGGAAAGTAGTAGACAGCAACACTGGAGAAGAACTCCACAGATTCAGCGGTATAGGCAACAGCCAAGAAGATGCTAACAGAGTTGCTGGACAATGGGTACGAAGCAACAGTATTGCAGTTCCCACTGAAGTGTATCCAATAATGAGTGAGTCAGTGACTGAATCATTTATCAATGCTTTGATCAAGCTTGATCAAGAACCTTGGGCTCTGACTGAATCTACAAATAATTTTGAAATCAAAAAAAGCAGTTTGTTTGATAAAACAGTACAGAACAAATCAGAGCAACTTCCTGATTTAGCAAATAAAATACAAGAATTTTTAAAGTTTAAAATGGTCACGCCAGGTCAACCCTGGGGCAACGACTCTCCGTTTATTGCTGCAGGACCACTGGGGTCTGCAATACCAAAATTACGACACGCACATTTAACCAGAGACCTTAGTTTATATTATACCATTGAAGGTCGCAATCCCACAGTCATCAAACTGTATGGCGTATTCAATCATCACGAAAGTGGCACAGGAACTCCTAAGAATATTAACAAACAAAAAAACTTAGCAAGACAATTGGTCAATCAGGAAGTTGCTGAAACTAAAAATCCCAACACAACCTATAAACTATGGTCTGCTCCTGTAAAAATAAAACAGCCGACCTACACAGGCTACATTGATGTTGCTGTGACTGCACAAAATGCACATTTGGCCAGACAATTAATGAAAGCACAGTACGGTGTGGCAGACTGGGAAATTGGTAGTGTAAAAGAAGTAAAAGTATGACACAGCAATTTGTGAAAGTTGTGGCTGATGTTCACTGTGATTATGAGACTGGTCAACTGCCTATCTATAGACTGTATGTGAACAATGAATTGTTCACAGAACGCACATGGATCTGGGAAAATGTTTATCTTGAAGAAATGATACCTATATTGGCAGAACCTGGTGATTACAAGATCCGTTATGAGCTGGTACCGGGCACTTCTGCAGGGTTAAATATACAGAACTTGCGAGTAGCAGAAGGCACTGCTACCATACAAGATTCCACAGTGAGGATAAGATAATGCGAGCACAAGAATTTATACGTGAAAATGCATCAGCAGGTGCCACAGGTTCAGGCAGTATCGCCACCGTTGCCACACCCATGGGCGGTGTGATTTCTCGAAATGCCGGCAGTTTCTTTGCCGGGCATAAATACTCTAATGACGAGACTCCAAACACGCCAGAGTCTTACAAAACATACAAGAAACGGAAAAAGTAATGTTAGCTGATTTGTTAAAAACACTGTTGGGAACACAGTTTGCACACTATGTGAAAGCACATGCTTTTCATTGGAATGTAGAAACTCCTGACTTTTATCAGTATCACAAGTTTTTTCAGAAAATATATGAAGATGCCTATTCTGCAGTGGATCCCATAGCAGAATATATCCGTAGCCTGGGCGAATATGCACCAGGCAGTATGGAACGTCTTTTAGAACTCAGTGTAATACCCGGACAAAGCAAAATACCTCGCGCCCGACTCATGGTAGAAGAATTGCTGGCCGACAGTGAAATCTTGGTTGATTTGTTGAACCAATGTTTTACTGCCGCCACCCAAGAAAACAAACAAGACATTGCCAATTTCATTGCCGAAAGATTGAGTCAAACCAACAAGTTTGCCTGGCAACTACGTGCAACACTAAAAGAGGTAAGGGCGTGATATGGATTCTGAATTCCGCAGCATAGTTGAACGTTTGGCCGTTCTTGAAGGACGAATAACTCCGGTCACAGTCCGGCATGGGCTTAATGCTCAGCAGAAATCTGCACATCAATTGCCTGCGCTGTTCAAGCCCAAAACTGTGTCAGTACTGAACGCAAAAACTGATCCTAAAAATCCCATGGCAGGATACATGGTAGGCGATAGTGTACAAGACGATCGAGACGTTGTGGAAGATGTGGTTGACAAGGTAAAACGAAGCCTCACTGACTATTTGAAAAATCTTGAAGATGAAATACGAGTTGACAGCGACCTAAAAGATAAAACACACAACGACACAGATCTCAAGCAAAAATCTGCTGAGATTCGCGACCTAGTGCCAAAAATCCAAAAGCAAAACACAGATGAAGGCTATCCTGTCATAGCCATTGCCATGGAAGACGGCAGCAATTGCGAATTGCATGGAGATGAAAACACAGGTTATGAAATTCGTCGCGGTGGTCGTGCATTGAAAACTCGTTTTGAAAATGTAGATCATGCACGTATGGCAGTGGAAATGTTTAATGCACGTATGCGAGCACGTCATCCCGAACAACAAGATTACATTGAGGAAAAATAATGTTAGTACAAGACCTATTTGAAAATCGCACGAATGATGCATACAAGGTATTTCAGCAACTGGCTGTTGCAGTGAATCGTAGTCAAGACATTGATTTAAAAATAGGTCGCGAAATGATGCCTATTGCTTATTGGCAAGCCAGACATTTGTTGGGTCAATACAAAAGCATTGTTAAAAATCAAGGTCCAGATGCTGGCATGACATTTTTGTCTGATTACAACACAATCTCTGCAGCATTGGATGCCATGGATGCTAAACTGGCCAGTTATAAAAATATTGGATCTGTGCCAGGTCAACGTGGTGTGGCCGAAAATGAAGAACAAAACCCAGTGGCCGGTGCTATCACTAGAAGGATACTGACACAACGCACAGACTTATTGAGCAAGTATGGCCCTGTGTTGGTAACACAGGCCATTGATGATGTTGCAGACTTTGTGGGTGATACAGAAGAAATTGGCTCCAGTGACGTCAGCGGTTGGGTTCAGCAAGTTGAACGAGCATTGGCCCGAATGGGTCAAGATCTAGGCGAAGCAGGCAGAAACTATCATGCAAATCGCACAGGCTTTGCTCGTGGTGCAAGAGATCCTGAAGGTCAGGACCCTGCACCTGATACACGTACCTGGTATATTCGTCTCAATGGCAAACTCATTAGAGACAAACAGGGCAATCCATATTCATTCCGCGATAAAGCTGCCGCAAACAAAGCCGCATTAACAATGCAGGCCAAACTGTTCAATCAGGGCAAAGAATTTGTGTTGACTACCAATCCCAATGATCCACAACAGGGCATGGATGAAGGTTGGAAAGAAACACTAGGTACAGCCGCATTAACTGGTGCAATGGCATTGGGTTCTGCTGGTGCACAGGCTAGAGTAACCCCTGACGGACAAGGTGGGTTTACTGGTGGATTGAAACCAAGTGCAACAGTAACTGCACCCGCAGATAATAAACCGGCGGCAGAAACACCAAAAGGTTTTAGCAAAGAATATCTACAAAAGGCAGCAGATCCTAATCGCACTGGTAGATATATGATTAGTGTTGAAAGAGCACAAGAACTATTAAAAGGCATGCAAGAAGGCATGGCGGAAGGCGAAAAAGATACCAGCCGGATGAATAAACAAAGTCAAGACTTCTACAATAAAAATCCAAACTTTAAACGTGATGATAGAGAAACCAAAAGTCTAGGCAACAATAGATTGGCCACCCGAGTCGACCCCACAGGAGGCCTGCCAAAAGTTGCAAAGAAAGCAATGACTCCATTTCGATCTATGGCTCAGGAAGATGCCAGGCCAGGCCCGTTAGAGCAGACTACCAAACACACTCAAAAAAAAACCGTTGACCAACTGAATCATCTACAGGCCTTGAATGGGCTTGATGAAACAGTGAGCCTTATGCGGGCTGCTAATCGACGTGTGACAGAAAACTTGAATCTAATAAACGGTATTCAAGATGTAACGCAAGATCTAGACAGTCAATTTGATATCATTGAAGACTGGATTGGTGCACTGGCCAAACAACTCAGTGTTGATCCTGAACAAATTTGGGAAGATTTTGAATCAGTAGATGATGAGACACTGCTGGAAACTGCGGCTTGGCAAAAGAAATCTGGCAAGAACAAAACTGGTGGATTAAATGCCAAAGGTGTGGCCAGCTATCGTAGAGAACATCCTGGTAGTAAACTACAGACTGCAGTCACTACCAAGCCCAGTAAACTCAAACCAGGCAGCAAGGCTGCCAAACGCCGTAAGAGTTTCTGCGCCAGAATGTCAGGTGTCAAAGGTCCAATGAAAAAGCCCAATGGCAAACCAACTCGTAAAGCCTTGGCCTTACGCAAGTGGAATTGTCACGAAAGTGTGATGGAAGCTGCAAATGCTGCACAACAGGCGGCCATTGCCATTGCCATGAAGAAAGCAGGCAAGAAACCCAAAGGCATGTCTGAAGACTGGAGCCAAAAGTACAAGAGCAGTATCAACTGTAGTCATCCCAAGGGCTTCTCGCAAAAGGCTCACTGCGCCGGCAAGAAAAAACACACGGAAAGTGTTGAAATGGAGATGACTTGCCCTGACTGTGGCATGTGTGAAACTCATGTAGACCATACTAATTTAGATGAAGCTTGTTGGAAAGGTTATCACAAAGAAGGTAACAAAAAAATGTTTGGTAAAACATATCCCAATTGTGTGAAGAATGAAGATATTGAAGAAGATAATTCTAGAATTGCAAGAAAACCAGGACAACCTGCTAATAGTAAAAAGCATAGCGATTTATACACAGATGAAAATCCTAAAGGAACTATCACTGGTTTAAAATTTGCTACAGCAGAGGATGCTAGAGCCAGTGTGTCAAAGATCCGTAACAGTGGTCGTAGTCACGCACATAAGATCCAAGCCGCAGTGGCAATGGAACAACGTGCTAAGGCTGCAGGAAAATCTGAGGCAGCGTCGGTATATAGAAAATATATAAATGCTACTAAGAAAACTGACGAGGGTATAGATTTAGAAGAAGCCTGCTGGGATACACATAAGCAAGTAGGTATGAAAAACAAAGGTGGTAAACAAGTTCCTAACTGTGTTCCAAAAGAAAGTGTACAAGAACAACAGTCACATAGTGAAAGTTGCCCGCATTGTGGTGGCGAGATGGTCAGTGAAGAATTGATGAACGAAAAGAAAGATGCTTGCTACTACAAAGTTAAGAGTCGTTACAAAGTATGGCCCAGTGCTTATGCCAGTGGTGCATTAGTTAAATGCCGCAAGAAAGGTGCAAGCAACTGGGGCAATAAAACCACAGAAAGTCTAGTGCAAGAACTGGAAGAAAATCTACATGACTGGTTCAACAAGGAAAAATGGGTGCGCATGGACACCAAAGGCAATATCAAAGGCGACTGTGCTCGAGAGCCTGGCGAAGGCAAACCCAAATGCCTGCCGGCTGCCAAGGCACATGCACTAGGCAAAAAAGGTCGTGCTAGTGCAGCTCAACGCAAGCGCAGACAAGATCCTAATCCAGAGCGTAGTGGTAAGGCCATAAATGTTGCCACCAAAGAAGATGTATCAGAGCAAGGCTCCGCTGATTGGCCGTTTGAAGCTCTCAACGAACTTTCAAACGAAAAGTTAACACAATACAAACGTGCTGCCGCAGCCGATGCAGGCAAATCAGACCTAGAAGGCAACTTCAAACGTGCTGACAAACGTTTTGGTGGTATTGTACAAGCAACTAAAAAACAGTTTGCCAACGATGTTAAAAAATACCAACCACAATGAGAGCACAAGAGTTTGTTAACGAAGTCAACATAGACAATCGCACAGGCGCAGGATCTGTGCCATGGAATCAGGAAGTTGATTATCGTGGTCTGCGTGTGGCAATGAAGCCCAGTACATTTTTACGACTGGCATTACCGCTCACAGATCAAGACAACAGCAGAATGGAACGGCACATTGGTACAGGTGGTACCATTGGTGCTCCATTTTTAGATATTGTTGTGCCCGAAGCATGGCAGTCCGGCGATTTCAGCGAACCAGCACAGGTCAAAGGGCATGATGGCCGTCATAGAATGCAGGCCATATCAAAGCTGGAAGGAGACGCACCTGTGGAAACACATTTGTTTCCTAAATATCTGCGCAATCGTGATTTGACTCCGGAAATAGTCCAACGCCTACAAGCAGGCATGGTCACGCAATCTGGTCGCTACATGCCAGGTCCGTTGTTTGATGTCGATTTTAAATCTGTATCACGCCCTGATACAGAACTAGCAGAAGGCCTGGAAAAGTTTAATTACGAAGTCTTGCGTCCAGGATTCCGTTGGAGTGAAGAAATCAATGGTATCACATATCTAGTACGTACTCAATGGGATAACATGCCCGAAGTCATAGCAAGAATCAACAACCGAGAAGTGGGCCGTGTTACATTTATCAAGCATGACACTCGCACAGCTTTAGAAAGTGTCAGTACGTATGTGAGCCCAAAATGGCAAGGGCATGGTATAGCCAAAAACATGTATGCGGTCATGCGTATGCTGGGTGCCAATATTTGGCCCAGTGGCGCACAAACTGCCATGGGCAAGAACATGTGGGCCAAATGGAAAAAGCACAGTGACGTCAAACATTTGACCAGCATGAATGCAAAAATAGATCAGCCGGGTGTGGCAGAAGCCTTTGATCAACCTTATTCCATTAAATGGGAGAAAAGTGAACATGGTGACTATGATGCATTAGCCACACTAGATGATGGATCATATCTGCATGTCATGTTTGAACATACCACACCGTATGAAGTTAATGTTTCGTTTTGGAGAAACAACAGTTTAGAAACCACAGGCAATGGTGATTCTCAACGAGTATTTGCCACAGTACTAACAGCTATAAAACAGTTTCTAAAAACTGAACAACCAGCAAACATAGCATTTTCAGCCAGCAAAGATGTTGAACCAGGACAAAATAGTATGAGTCGGTCAAAATTATACAGCAGATTGGTTCAACGATATGCCACTGCTTGGGGATATAAATCAAATGCGTTTGATCATGGTGATGAAATTGTTTATGAATTGAGCAGAATAAAACCAATTGTTAAGACAGTAGGAGAAAACTTTGCCGACGGCAAAGGTCCAGGTCGACCTGGTGATAGTCAAAGACACGGTATTCCTAAAAAAGCCACCATGGCTGAACTAGAAAAGGCCTCGCATGCCAAAGGTCGCAAAGGACAACTGGCTCGCTGGCAATTAAACATGCGTAGAGGGCGTAAGAAATGAGACACAATGAATACCCAGTGTATCCTGAAGACGACGGCTACGATAGATTTAAAAATCCTTATAGTCCAGTCTAACAATGAATCTAGTTTATATTCACGGTGCCAGTGCCACAGGAGAAAGTTTTAATTATATCCGAGAACATGTCGGCGGATCTGACATAGTTTTAGAATACAACAGTGCTGACGGATTCAAGCACAATCTTGATGCCATGCTGGCGCAGTTACATGATGTCAACAATATATTTTTTGTTGCACACAGTTTGGGCGGAATCTATGCACTGCATTTGGCCAATTTAATACCCAATCAGGTCCTGGGTGCAATAACACTAAGCACACCCTATGGCGGTGCCGAAACTGCAGATTTTGCCAAGTATTTTTTACCCTTCAGCAGACTGTTAAAAGACATAGGTCCGCACAGTTGGCCCATGCGTCAAGCAGATCAAATTGAAATACATCATCCCTGGACCAACATAGTCACAGTCAAAGGTAGTGCGGCCTGGATCATGGGACCAAACGACGGCATTGTCACTGTGGCCAGTCAACGGCATCATGATCAGGGAATGGAACTGATTGAAGTTGATTATAATCACTACGAAGTGGTGCTCAGTGACCAAGTTATTGCTATTATACAAGATAAAATAGCCGCGATAAATAATAGCTAGCACCAAAGATTATGAAACTCTACCACTTTTTACCCGAACAAGCTGACCTTGACGAAGCAGCCATGAACCCCACGGAATTTGACCGTGCAGTTGCACAAGGACAGCAGGCTGGTGTGTTGGTGGGTTTTGAGTTTGAAGTGCATGTACCAGAAGCCACAATCACAGGTGCTGACCCGGAAATAAACAAAGAAGATGACAAATACTCCATGTCAAACTTTCAACCTATGTTTGAAGAGTGGGTTGATAACACTGAGCTAGAAGCCTTTTCACCTGATCAGTTTGACAATTTGTTTGCATTTAAACAACCCATAAATGGCTTTGATAACATGCAGACTGCTGCCATGCAAATGACAGAGCAAAAACTTGCAAAGATACGAGAAGTATTTGATCAAATCCCAGAAAAAATCAGAGCCGACACAATTGAACACGTTCGCCGAGAATATCCAAGAAATCGTATTCCTCGAGACCTGTCACCAACTAGCCAACTTAGATTTTTTAAACGATTTGCCGTCCGCATTTATTATTACAATAACAAACCTAAAACTAACCAACTGGCCTCGTTAATCACACATTTCAGTAATTTCAGCTGGGAAGATTTAATGAGTTTTGTGTATGCCGGCACAGTGGTAGACCAGGGCAGTCGATCAGGAAATGCTGTTCAGATATCCGGCAACTTTGATCAGTATTTTGAATTTAAAACATCCATGGCAGAAGTATGGGATGACTTGAATTTAGATGAGTACGAAGATTACGATGATGACTACGAAGATGATGATGACGAAGATTATAACAAAGCAGTCAGCATACTGGTTCCGTCGCTGGAACAAATGACCGGTCGCAAGGTCAATGTATTTCATAGCTATCACCAAAAACCAAAAAATCTTACCGACTGGTACATTGAACCAGACGGCAGTTTAGAAACAGATAACAGTGGTGATGCCAGTTGCGAAATTGTCAGTCCGCCTTTGCCAGCAGTAGAAGCTGTGGGTGCGTTGAAAAGTTTTTATGGCCTGGCAAAACAACTGCGCCTGTACACCAACTCAACCACCGGCCTGCACATCAATGTCAGCATACCGGGCAATTTAGATGTGCTTAAATTGGCAGTGTTTTTAGGCGACCAGTATGTGTTAAAGTACTTTGGCCGCGAAAACAGCAGCTACGCTCGCAGTGCTGAAAGATCAATAGTGAGCAGAGCCACCGGTGCAGTCAAAGTTACAGCACCCAGAGGTAAAAAACCCAATCCAATTGGTCAACCCAGAACCACTGTCAGCATTGATATGGCAAAATTAAATGCCATGGCCAAGGATGCCACACAAGGTCATACAGCCAGTATCAGCAACAACGGCAAATACTTCAGCTTCAGGCATGCAGGCGGCAACTACCTGGCAGACTTTGCAGGCATTTACAACTCAGTGGGACGCTTTATTCGTGCCATGATCATTGCCAGTGATCCTGCACTGTACCGACAAGAATATCTGGCCAAACTGGCCAAACTAACTGGTGGACCAACAGGTACTGTGCCAAATGCTGATACTGAACAAATGATCAGCTATCTCAGAACCAACGGAATGCCTGTGGTGTCCATGGACATAATGAGATCCAAGAAAAATCGCAGCATGGATAAAGTTGCTCAAGATGCATTCAGAGGAGCATTTAATGTTGGTTGGAAAGCAGAGTATGCAGAGTTTATGACTGTGGTTCCCAACAGCGCCAGTGCCAAAACAAATCTACTGGCTAAATTTAATGCCCCAGCTAGAAAACAAAAAGCAGAGGAATCTGATCTAAGTAATTTTGCTGAAATTACAATAGCACCGCCTAACATTCGATCACTGAAAAACATGATGGCCGCTGACTTTCCACCAGGTGTGAATACATTTGACTCCGGTTTTGATACTGCTGGCTATTATCTGCGCAGGAAAGAATGGAGTCCTCCTACAGATCCACGCACACAAACACTTATTAAACAACTTTTGCGTAAAAAGTTTCCAAAAAAATGAGAGCAAGTGAATTTTTAATTGAAGCCACTGATCCAGGGTTTGTGGGATTTATGAACAAAAGCCTGGGCGATCGTGTTGATACGGCGCGACCAGACCCATTGGCCGGTGCTCCGGACTGGTATAAAAATACACCAGTACAAGATTTCAAAGCCGACAGTCATTGGGGTCGTGCAGCCTTGTGGGGGCTACGAGTATTGGCCAAAGTTGAGCCTGACGCCAGAGCTGCGTTGGCCCAAGCTGGTGAAGATGCCATAGTATCATACCTAGAAAAAGTTGCCAAGGCCACGGGTGCTTATAGAAAATTTAAATTTGCAGAAGAAGACATTTGGGAATCTCAGGACTACCTGGATGAAATATTCCATGACCCCAACATAACTAGTTGGACACAGGTTATATAATGCGAGTCAGTGATTTTCAAATTCGCAACCACAACAAACTGGATGATATTTTGGTTCAGTTATGTGCAATGATTATTGAGGGTAAAAAACAAGACCCAGAAAAGTACGGCATGGTAGCATCCGCAGTACTAGATACTAACAATAATCTAGTCAAAGCAGTGAATTATAAAACCACACACGGACGGGCACATGGAGAACTTGCTGCCATGGAACAGTATGAGCGCAAGTTTGGTAACATTCCTGCAGGTAGTATTATCATAACAACCTGCAGTCCTTGCAGTGAACCAATGCCAGTCAGCGAACGAGACGGTCCAAGTTGTACAGAATTAATCAACAACAGCCCAGTACGCAAAGTATATTGTGGATTTGAAGATCCCACACAGAATCTCAGTGATCGATATCAACACAAAAAATTCCACACTGAGTGTACAAAAAATCCCAAGATACATGAGCTGTGCCATGTGTTTGCCAATACATTTTTGGAACACAGAACAGAACAACTAGATGAATTGACTTTTTTAGGATCACCATGCACCAAAGACTGTTCGGGGCATCGTGCAGGATATCGCTGGAGCAAAGATCGAGCTAACCGAACTGCCAGCAGTTGGAGTCAAAGTTTTAACAACGGGGCCGCGTTAGCTGCGGCCGGACGATAAAGAACACCCTTAGGACCGTAACTCTGTTACGTGGTGTGGCCGGGTGCTGGCCTAGTGTAACGATTCGCTACCGTGAAACTAAAAGTGACCAATTATTAACTATAAATAGTTCATGCTTGATTTTTTAAATGTTGGCACATCGTTAAATTTATCAAAAATTCAAATTGACGATTTACTTAAATCAATCTATGGACAGGAGTTTGATGTAGGCCCAGAAATTTTTCTTGGCATAAATTTACAATGGCCCAAGTTTGATTTACCTGCAAACTATCAACGATATTTCATATCATTCCATACCGAATATATGGACATACCTTGGATTCTAGAACAAGCTCGTCGTGTGTATCCAGTACCAATCTTATTAGTCACCGATTATGATATTGAAAAAAATCCTGTCTGGCCTGAAAATATAACTGTAATTAAATACATAACTTTACACAAGCAATTGGACCAAGCAATCAACGACATTGGAATGGCCACAGAAATCAAAACTCCCAAATATAAAATTAGCAGTTTAAGCTACCGAATTACACAATACAAAAAATTTGTCACTGCATACTTATTGCAACATTTTGATCACAGTGACATGATACTGACCTATCACAATAGTATGGGAAAATTAGATGATCATCATGGATACCCCAACGGATACCCATACCTTGATCAACTTGAGTTAACATCATTGTCCAAAACACTGATAAATTTTGAAGATGATACAGAATCTATAAACATCTCCCCAGTTTTAAATGCTTCGTGGCAAATTGCACCGTTTCTGGATGCCTGGATCAATCTTACAAATGAAAGTTGGCACTATTCAAGGACTATACTCGATAATAAGAACTTTTATTATCCGGGTCCTTACTTGACTGAAAAAACTTTTAAACCCTTATTAGCTGGTAGACCATTTTTGGCTGTAGGACAATGTAACACTTACAAAACATTAAAGGATCTGGGACTTTCTGTTGATTTCGGATTTGATATCAGTTACGACACAGATTCAGGAGATCTTACTCGGATTAAAGGTATTTTTTCCGCAATTGATTACATACAAAATACCAATCTTGATCAATTGTTCCAATCAGGAATTGATGCCGTTCGTTACAATTTAAATTACATTAAAAACAACGATTTGTTTGTCCACTGTGAAGATCTAAATACCGAAAGTGTAAAAAAGATTAAAAATTTTTTTTAATTGGTACTGGATTTCAATCTTCAGTTAATAAATATTTCTTGTCAAATAATCTATAAAACTAAAATATTATAATTACTGATTTAACCAAAATATCATTGACTTTTACACATAATACTGTATACTTGTTTGACTAACAGGAGATTTATATGTCTACAAAAACTTTCAACGGCGAACAAAAACTCAAGCTCACTCAAATCATCAACGAAGGCATGCAGGTCATGCACGAAATTGAAACTTTAAACGGTGGGCTAGCTGACACTATCAAAGCAGTTGCCGAGGAGCTTGAGATCAAGCCTGCTGTCCTGAAAAAAGCCATTAGGCTTGCACACAAGGCAGAGTTTGGTAGAGAGAAACAGGATCATGAATTGTTAGAAACAATTCTAGAAACTGTGGGCAAAACACTATAACAGTGACCGTATCTCAGAATAGCCATGAACAAACATCAACAACATCTTAAAGACACTGGTTGGACTTATTGGCAACACCTACATCACAGTATTGTAGTGGGTTACCAACTTATTAAAATTGCCATGTTGGGGTTTATTCATGGGGTGTTTCCGGGGATCTGGGCTAATAAAGGACCAGTAGGCATATATCGAGTGTTCAAGGACATGCGAAAGTTACGCCATGCACAGAAACTATTTGATGCAGAAGACCAACAACAGCATGAGCAAGATAAAAATAATCGGGTATAATCAAGCCACATTAGCCAATGACTTTGTTGGATTGTTTAGTACTCACGGGCAGTCTATTGATATCCTAGAACCAGATGACTTTTTGCAAGGCAACTATAAAGACAATGATCGATTTGTAGTTGCAGTGACTCGTGATCTTGACTTGAGAAAACAATTAATTACTGCACTAGACGAAAGATTGTTATCACGTGCTACACTGATTCACCCAAGTTGTGTAATTGATCCACATGCTGAAGTTGGCGAAGGTTCTGTAATTTCTCAATTTTCCAGTGCACTTTGGAGTAGTACCATTGGGCGAGATTGTTTAGTTGCACCTTACTGTATGATTGCCCATCAAAGCAACCTTGGACAAGGAAGTCTTATGCAACCAGGTGCTATGATAGCCGGCAGTACCACAATAGGATCTATGTGTGTGTTAGGAATGAGAAGCAATGTCATTGACAAACTTTCTATATGTGATTGGGTAGAGGTGGGCGCCGCTGCCTTGGTTACAAAAAGCATCGAGCAATCTGGGTTATATCTGGGGCAACCAGCCAGGCGTGTAAATAAACAAGAATGAGTCGCTCACGTTACGAGCATGCAACACGGCTAATCGGCCATAATCGGAGAAAAATTGAGTTATATTGACGCACTTTATGATCGTGAACACGATCGTATCCATGTTGTAGAACGACGCAATGGCGAACGAGTCTACAAGGAATATCCAGCCAATTATATATTTTACTACGACGACCCACGTGGCAAGTTTACCAGCATTTATGGCACGCCGGTATCACGGTTTAGTACACGCAACAACAAAGAGTTTCGCAAAGAAGTTCGAGCACAGTCAGGCAAAAATCTCTACGAGAGTGATATCAATCCTGTATTCAGATGTTTAAGTGAAAATTACATTGGACAAGATGCGCCAGAACTCAATGTGGCATTTTTTGACATTGAAGTTGCGTTTGATCCAGAACGTGGATTTAGCCCAGTTGCAGATCCTTTTAATCCCATAACTGCAATATCATTATATCTAACATGGTTAGATCAACTGGTCACATTGGCAGTACCACCAAAACACATGAGTTGGGCCACTGCTGAAGAAATTGCTGGCACGTTTGAAAACTGTATGTTATTTGAACGTGAAGAAGAAATGTTAAAAACATTTTTGGATCTCATTGAAGACGCAGATGCACTGTCCGGGTGGAATTCGGAAGGATACGATATTCCTTATACTGTGAACAGAGTAACTCGTGTGCTGAACAAGGATGACACACGCAGATTCTGTTTGTGGAATCAGTACCCTAAGCCAAGAATGTTTGAACGATTTGGTGCAGAAAATCAAACGTATGATTTGATTGGGCGAGTGCACATGGACTATATGCAACTGTATCGCAAGTATACCTATGAAGAACGTCATAGTTACAGTTTGGATGCCATTGGTGAGTACGAGTTAGACGAACGCAAGACTCAATTCGAAGGCACACTGGATCAACTGTACAATCAAAACTTCAAGATATTTTTAGAATACAATCGCCAAGACACGCTGTTGTTGCACAAATTGGATCAAAAATTACGATTCCTGGATCTAGCCAACGAACTGGCGCATGCCAACACTGTGCTGTTGCAAACTACCATGGGAGCCGTGGCCGTGACTGAACAGGCCATTATCAATGAAGCGCACGAACGTGGTATGGTTGTTCCCAATCGACAACAACGACTCACAGATGATGACACGCAAGCGGCCGGAGCATATGTAGCATATCCCAAAAAAGGCATACACGAATGGATCGGATCAGTTGATATTAACTCACTGTATCCGTCGGCTATTCGAGCACTCAACATGGGGCCAGAAACTATCATTGGCCAACTACGCCCTGTGATGACTGATCGGTACATCAAAGGCAAAATTGATAATAAAAGTAGTTTTGCCATGGCCTGGGAAGGCCTGTTTGGTAGTTTAGAATATACCGCGGTCATGGAACAACAACGTGGTACAGAAATTACCATAGACTGGCAAGACGGCAATGAAACTGTGCACAGTGCCGCAGAGGTATGGACAATGATATTTGACAGTAATCAACCCTGGATGCTGACTGCCAACGGAACCATTGTGACCTATGAGCGAAAAGGTATTATACCAGGATTACTAGAACGTTGGTATGCTGAACGTAAAGAGATGCAGGCCAAAAAGAAAGAAGCTAAAACTAAAAAAGAAGAATCATTTTGGGATAAGCGTCAGTTAGTTAAGAAAATTAACTTGAATAGCTTGTATGGTGCTATTTTAAATCCAGGTTGTAGATTCTTTGACAAACGTATCGGGCAAAGTACCACGCTCACTGGCCGCGCCATTGCTCAACACATGGATGCACACATCAATGAATGCATCACCGGCAAGTATGATCACATGGGCGAGTCCATTATATACGGCGACACAGATTCATGTTATTTTAGTGCATGGCCGGTGTTAAAGTCCGAAGTTGAAGCAGGACGCATGGAATGGAGCAAAGAAACTTGTATTGCACTGTATGATTCAATTGCCGAGCAAGTTAATCTCAGCTTTCCAGCGTACATGGAACGAGCATTTCATTGTCCTAGAGGCGCCGGAGAACTTATCAAGGCTGGCAGAGAACTTGTGGCAGATCGTAGTTTGTTTATTACAAAGAAACGTTATGCAGTCAACATCATTGATCTTGAAGGCAAAAGATTAGATGTTGATGGTAAACCCGGCAAGACCAAGGCCATGGGTCTGGACCTAAAGCGCAGTGACACTCCTAAGGTTATTCAAGATTTTCTATTAGAAATTTTAAATAGTGTGTTGAGTGGTGTTCAACGTGGCGTTATCATTGAACGCATACGTAAATTCAAATATGAATTTGCTGAACGCCCGGGTTGGGAAAAAGGTTCGCCTAAACGTGTGAACAACTTGACCAAGTATGCCAAAGAAGAAGAACGACTGGGTCGTGCCAACATGCCGGGCCACGTCAGAGCTGCCATTAACTGGAATGCCATGCGCAAGATGAATAGCGACAATTATTCAATGCAGGTAGTAGATGGCATGAAAACCATTGTGTGCAAACTAAAGAGCAATGCACTTGGCTGGACCAGCATAGGTTATCCCACAGATGAAATGCATTTGCCACAGTGGTTTAAAGATTTGCCATTTGACGATTCAGAAATGGAAGCCACTGTGGTAGATCAAAAAATTGATAACCTATTGGGTGTACTAAACTGGGACTTGGCATCAGCTACCAATACAGAAAATACGTTCCAAAGTTTGTTTGACTGGTCATAATGAAATTTAGCGAGCTTGTTTTTTATCGCAATCAACTTGATAACTTGTCCTGCGTTGATGTTAAACTGCATGCCCGATATGCCCTTGAAAAAATTATACACACAGTTAATTCACAAACAATAATCTCGCATGATTTAGAGTCGCAGAATATTGCATTGCAAAATTCTTTTGACAATTTTGAAAATCATCTAGTAGATTTAAAAAAAGAAATTGATCAAATTATCTATGCTGAAGAATCTACTTGGCTTGAACAAAGTGAGTTACGATATCAACAATATAGTGATTGTTATCTCAATCAGTCATTTGATTCAAATGATCCATTGCTTAATGATTTTTACATTGACAACTATGGCATAAGAAGATTTGGCATAGATCCAATAAAAACAACATTTACCAAAAAACACAATACACAGTGGCTGGATGATATATTAGAGCCAGACGTAACTGTTAAAGAAATTTTGCACAATCGTATTCTTCTTCGCACTGATTGGCGCTTTTCTGCCATGGTAATTCATCCCGGAAAAGAATCTTTTATTGACTTGATAACAGCCAATGATCCTGTGTACATAGTTGATGATCACAAAGATTTGTTCCAACCTGTGTTAGATAAATTTAACCCAGTGTATCAGCGTAGACTGCGTCCTTATGTGATAAACAAAACGTTAGACAAATTGCCCAGTGATCAAATTGCATTATGTGTGGCTTACAATTATTTTAATTACAAACCATTGTCAGTGATCAAGCAATATCTTGAAGAAATTTTTAAAAAATTAATGCCAGGTGGGGTATTGTGTATGACTATCAATGACTGTGATCGGCATCATGCAGTCATGCTGATTGAACATAATGTTTCTTACTATACCCCTGGACGATTGATTTTTGAATTAGCTCAATCCATTGGATACAAGTGCATATTCAAATGGCACAACAATAGTACATGGACCTGGATAGAACTACAACGACCTGGCAAAACTACCAGTATTCGCGGGGGTCAATCTTTGGCAAAAATTATCAACAAATGACTTGCAAAATCTAAATACACACTGTATAATAAACAATAGGAGAAATATACACATGAAAGACAATCTATTAGACTTAGTAGAACACACGCACGACTTGGGATGCATCGAACTAATTAAAATCACCGGGGATGCCAATGCCACAGAGGTGGTTGGTGTTGGTACTGATAATTCCGTAGTATTGGATGCCAAGTTCACAGTGCCAGAACCCAAGTTCACAGGAACTTTTGGTATGCCTAATTTGGGCAAACTCAAGATCTTGTTGAATTTAGAAGCCTACAAAGAAAATAGCAAACTAACAGTCACGCACAAAGCAACCGGAGAACCCGACGGAATTGATTTTGAAAATGCTGCAAGCGATTTCAAAAACAACTATAGGTTTATGACATCCGGAGTGGTTTCGGCACAGGTCAAGACACCAAAATTCAGAGGCGCAACCTGGCATATCACATTTGTTCCCACTGTGGTGGCCATTCAACGATTGCGTATGCAAGCACAAGCACATGCTGAAGAAACAAGTTTTCAGATCAAAGTAGAAAATGGAAATTTGGTATGTTTGTTTGGAGATCATTCAACCCATGCAGGGAATTTCATCTTTCACTCAGCAGTGACGGGCCAACTAAAGCGAGCATGGAGTTATCCTACCAAAACTGTGATGAACATTTTGAGCTTGACCGGAGACAAAACCATCAGCATCAGCGACGACGGCTGTGCTCGAATCACAGTGGATTCCGGCCTTGCTACCTATAATTATATTTTACTAGCATTGACTAAGTGATTAGATTTTTCAAAATAGAAATAATATGCAAAAAAATATTAATCCCTACAACTTAAAAACATTCAAAGCTTATTTTGAGCAGACTGAACTATGTCACCGCTTAACACAAGATTTTGATAAATTATATTATTCTCTTGCAGATAGATATAATTGCTCGCCTCGGGAACATGTAGGCACTAGACAATTTTTTGCAGTTCCTTTTTATTATTTAAAGTATCTAACAGACAGGAATCCTAAAATAATATATGATATAGGATGCGGATGGAATATATTTAAAAAATATATTCCTAATATTATTGGAATTGACCATAATATTAGTAGTGTAGCATATCATGCAGATTTGTATGGTCACGTCGATGACGAATATATTCAGCAACATCAGAATTTTTTTGAATCTGCGTTTGCAATATGTTCTTTACATTTTCATCCACTATCGGATTTGCGTAAAGTTGTTTTAGATTTTATTTCTATGTTATCACCGGGTGGCTGTGGATTTTTAGCACTTAATCTACAACGCATGATCGACCGCGATCCACGATTTGATAATGATTCTTTGCCTAATTTTGATTTTGAAACAGAGATAAGGACTCAATTGGAAAATATTCCTGCTACTTATCTTGTTTTTGATGTAAATTTATCCAATGGATATGATGACTCAATGGATGGAAATATAAGACTAGTATGCCACAAGACAATTTAACTGCCAAGCAAAACGACTATGCAGTATTCCTGCCAGCCATCAGTGGATTCTATGCCACGTTTGTAGGCAAACAACGTGTAGGACCTTATGTGGATCCTGCACGTATGCCTGTGGGTATTCAAGATATGGAACAGATGAATTGGCTCAACAGCCAACAGGCCTTGTTTCCATACCGCTGGAGTTTGTATTCCGGTGGACATGCTAACCTAGATCTTACCAAAACAGATCCAAGTGAAGATATGGTACGTGCAAGAGAAGCAGGCACACTGATGCTGGGCGACTCTGGAGGATTCCAGATCGCTAAAGGGCTGTGGCCAGGTGAATGGCGCGATCCTGGCAGCGCAGAAGTCAAACAAAAAATTGCCAACCTAACTGCACAAGGTACCAGCACCACTGTGACCGACAAAGGCAAAACTGTAACTGTAAATCCCTTAGCAGATTATTTGAAATTAATAGATGCTGCTCAGAAAAAACGTGAAACTGTGCTGAAATGGCTAGATGGCATTTGTGATTATGGAATGACATTGGATATTCCAACTTGGGTGATTCACGATAAGAAAGCAGCCGCGGCATGTGGCATCAGCACACTGACCGAAGCTGTTGCGGCCACCAAGTTCAACAACGAATACTGGATGAAGAATCGCAAAGGTGTCAA